TATGTTTGTATTATCTGTTACTAATGGTAAAAGAAATGGAACATTTGTAGAGATTGGTTCTGGACATCCTAAACTTTTTAATAATACATTATTACTTGAAAAAGAATTTGGGTGGAAAGGTTTATCAATAGATATATCAGAAAGAATGTGCCATCAACATTCAAGAATGAGATCTACAGGTGTTATGATTGCAGATGCAAATAATTTAGATTATAATGAATTATTTAATTCTCATTGCTTTGAAAATAAAATAGATTTCTTAAGAATTAATGCTGAGCTCGCTTCTCTTAATACTTTACAAAAAATGCCATTTAATAAATTTGAATTTGGTATTATACAGTTTCAACATAATAATTGTTGGTGGAATAATAATTTTAGAGAAGAATCTAGAAAGATCTTAAAAGATATTGGATATATATTAATAGTACCAGATGTTGCAGTAGATCATTCATCTAATTATGAAGATTGGTGGATTCATCCTATGTATGTACAAAATGCTCGCACAATGAAAGGTAAAGACGGAATTAATTTTGCTTGGGATTATATGATGGAGAAATTATAAATGAAAGTAGTTTTAGTTACTGGAGGATTTGATCCAATTCACTCTGGTCATATTGCATATTTTAGAGCAGCAAAAAAATTAGGTGATAAACTTGTCGTTGGATTAAATTCAGATGAGTGGTTGGAGCGTAAAAAAGGTAGAGCATTTATGCCTTGGAATGAGCGTCTTGCTATTGTTAATAATTTAGAAATGGTAGATGAAACGTTTACATTTTTAGATGATGATAATACAGCAAAAAACTTTATACTACAAGTAAGAGCTCATTATCCTGACGCTCATTTAATATTTGCAAACGGCGGTGACCGTACATCGGATAATATCCCAGAAATGGATGTAGAAGATAATAATATTACATTTGAATTTGCGGTGGGAGGAGACGATAAAAAGAACTCTTCAAGTTGGATTTTATCAGAATGGGATAAACCAAAGACTCAAAGACACTGGGGATATTATAGAAATTTAGATCAAAATGGTCATTGGAAAGTAAAAGAACTTACTATTGCAAAAGATAAAAATTTATCAGATCAAAGACATTTTAAAAGATCTGAACATTGGCATATCGTTGATGGAGATCTTATGATGAATTTAGAATTCGAAGATGGTCTTAAAACTTCTCAGATCTATCATTCTGGTGATAGTATTGATATTCCTGTTAATACTTGGCATTACGCTGTTAATGTCGGATCTGATCCAGTTAAAGTAATCGAAGTTTGGATGGGATCTGAATTATCAGAAGAAGACATAGAAAGAAGAACACTATGATGGTTTGTAAGGCATAAGCCTATTATACCAAAGATTCTAAACGTTGTCAACCCTTTTTTTATAAATAATTAGAAAATAAATTAATAAAGGAGAAATAAATGGCCTTTCAATTATCTGTCGATGCAAGAAATGCTACTTTGCAAGGTCTTGAAGATGAAATCGGCGAAAATCCAGTACTTACAATTAATACGGGAAGTGTTCCTGCTAATTGTGGCGCAGCTAATACAGGTACTGTTCTTGCTACTATGGTATTACCAAATGATTGGCTCGGCGCTCCAGTTAATGGTCAAATTGCTCTTTCAGGCACTTGGCAAGATTTATCAGCAGATGCTGCTGGTACAGCTGGTTATTTTAGAGTACATGATTCAGGCGCTAACTGTCATATTCAAGGAACTGTTTCAGCAACGGGCGCAGGTGGCGATATGCAATTAGATAATACTAATATTGCGCAAGGACAGCAAATCACAATTACTACATTTACGATTACTGCTGGCGGCGAATAACACAGGTAAATTCTCATGTCAGCAAACGGCTCAGTATCCGCTTCAATAGATTACGGGTTTTTTGGTGGCGGATATATAAGAGTAAAAGGTAGTGTAGATTCTACCTTTTCTTTATCTTCAGATATTACAGGTTATGTACCTATTGTTGGAGAGATTAGTAATCTCAATATACCTTTTACTTTCACTTCTGAAGCTGGTAAAGATCCAATACGCGGATATGCATATGGTGTTATTAATTTTAGTGGAAGCGGTACTGGTAAACTTGGTGATACAATATATGGTGACTTAAATTATCCTTGGATTTATTTTACCGGAAGCGCAACAGGTAAAAACATAACTCACGGTTATTTTGATAATACATTAGAATTTAGTTCTGCTTCAAGAGCTGCACAATTTGAAGATGCAGATACTGCTGGAAGAATTACTTTTAGTTTAAGTTCTATTGCACTAAATTATACTACTCTCACTAAATCAAGAGTTGGCCAAAATTTCTCTAGAGTGATTGATAATACTAATAATACGAGAATCGATAATCCAATAAATGATGTTTTTATTAGATCTGATGGTTCAAATATTGTGACTATTATACAAAAATAAAAAGATAGTACTAATTTTTAATAAATAAAACATAAAGATATTGGAGAAACTAAATGGCGGCTACGTTTTATATAAAGCAAAATGATACTGCGCCTGCCCTAGAAGCTGTTTTAACAGACTCACAAGGTAGAGCACGATCGTTAGCCCAAGCATCTACTGTAAAATTTCATATGTCTACCGAAACTGGTAACAATGTAATTTCTGGTGCAACCGGTACCATTGTAAATGCCGACAAAGGAATTGTATTATATACTTGGCAATCAGGAGATACTTCTGATGATGGTTCTTATAAAGCAGAATTTCAAGTTGAATATAACGATGGAAAAATAGAAACATTCCCAAATTCAAGTTATATCAAAGTTATTATTAAGAGCGAGTTAGCTTAATTAAGGAGCAATTAAATGGCACAGCCAACTACAAGAGATGAATTCAAAGATTACATTCTAAGAAAGATTGGCGCTCCTGTAATCGAAGTTAACGTGTCTGATGAGCAGATAGATGATAGAGTAGAAGAAGCATTATCTTTCTGGAGAGATTATCATTATAATGGTAGTCAATTAGTTTATCTAAAACACGAATTAACAGCAGAAGATATCGAAAACGGATATATTACATTACCTCAAAAACTTCTTGGTATCTCAAAAGTATTTGATCTAAATACTTCTATTTCTACTGGCACAGGTATCTTTAATGTACAATATCAATTTGTACTAAATAATCTTACAGACCTCACAGGATATAGTATTCAAAATTATTGGATGACTATGTCTCATATGGCATTCTTACAAGAGTGGCTTGTAGGACATCCTTTAATACGTTATAATAGACATGTTAATAGGCTCCATATTGATGCAGATAAGGCAGCATTAAGGGAAGGAGGCTTTATTATCATTGAGGCCTATGACGTTATTGATGAAGAGTTTTATGAGGATGTATGGTCAGACAGATGGCTTCAGAACTATGCTTCCGTGCTAGTCCGTGAGCAGTGGGGATTAAATTTAACTAAGTTTACAAATATGCAATTAGTTGGTGGCGTCACGTTTAATGGTGAGCAAATTTTGCAAGAAGCAAGAACAGAACGTCAACAAATGGAAGAAGATGCAATAAGAACATTACAACCATTGACATATAACTTTATTGGATAAAACATGGCAACTAATGCTTACTTCAGAAATTATGACAGTTTCAACGAGCAGAATTTAATTGATGATCTAGTTATTGAATCAATTAAAATGTATGGCCTTGACGTCTTTTTTCTTACAAGGTCTATGGATAACGTTGATAAAATATTCAACGAAGATGATACACCTGTTTACGATGAAATGTTTCAATTTGAAGTATATGTTAAAAATGTTGATGGCTTCGAAGGAGAAGGTGATTTCCTTTCTAAGTTTGGTTTACAAATCAGAGACCAAGTTACATTTACAGTTGCAATAAGAACATTTGAACAGTTCGTAACTCGCAACGACGCTCCAAGAATAAGACCTAATGAAGGTGACATAATTTATATGCCTCTTAATAATAAGATGTTTAAGATTAATTATGTTGAACATGAAAGTGTATTCTATCAAAGTGGTGCTTTACAAGTTTATGACATGCGCTGTGAACTTATGGAATATGCTGGCGAAACATTTGATACAGGCCGTTGGGAAATCGATCATTACTTCGATGATCAAAATCAAACAACAGAATTTGTTGATACATTAGAAGAAGTTGAAGAAGTAGATCCAATTGCTAGAAACTTAACTTACGAACAAGAGGCTGATGGTATTATTGACTTCTCAGAGATTGATCCATTTAGTGAAAACATTGTAATACAGGATTCATAAAATGGCAATTGCAAATTATTTTTATAACTTAACCACAAGAAAGTATGTTGCGCTTTTTGGCTCTATATTTAATCAATTAAAGATTAAAAGAAGAGATAATAGTAATGTAACACAAACAGAAATAATTGTTCCATTATCATATGCGCCATTTCAAAAAGTACTTTCAAGAGTTACTCAAGATCCAGACTTATTAAATAGTAGAACAACTGGAATTAAACTTCCAAGAATGTCATTTGAGATTGCAAGTATTACTTATGATCCAACAAGAAAACTTGCTTCTACTCAAAAAATGAGAAAAGATAGTAAAGCGGAAACTGATAGTTCTCGACATTTTTTATATTCATCTGTTCCATATAATCTTGATTTTAATTTGTACATTATGACAAATTATTCTGAAGATGCAACTCAGTTAATGGAACAAATACTTCCATTTTTTACGCCAGACTGGACAGTAACTGCTAAAATGGTAGAAAATTTAGATCCTGTAGATATTCCTATTATAATGAATAGTGTAACTACAGAAGAGTTGTATGAAGGAAGCTATGAAGAAAGACAAGCAATTCTTTATACATTAACATTTACTGTAAAAGGATATTACTGGGGTCCTGAAAGAAAAAGAAAAATTATTAAGTTTGTTGAAGCGGCTGTACATAATAATCCAGAAGATTTAGACTTTACTCATATCTCAAATACAGAGTTATTCCAAATTGAGAATGATAATGATGAGATCGAAGTAGTAGAATTATTCCCAATCATTGAATCTAATACAGATATTCAATGGCCTGATATTGAATTTAATGATGACTGGGTACCAGTTACACCTATGGGTTATACAATCGATACAGGTGCTGCTAATACTGATTATTATTATCAAGAAACATATGAAGATCTGAATCAAGATCTAAATGCTAATACTGCTAATGGTACATTAGATTTACAAATTGGTTATGGATCTCAAGATTTGAACGCTAATACTTAATAAATAATACATTAATACGAAATTTAAATAAGGTATAACAATGGCAAAAATTCTAAAACATAGAAGAGCTGCAAGTGGAGCAATTGGTGCAATTAAAGGAGAAGAAGGTGAATTCTTTATGGATACCACCACTGGTACTATTCATGTTATGGATGGTCAAACTTACGGTGGTCACCAGTTAGCTTTATTTTCAGATATTCCACTAGATATAAATCAATTCACTGACGCTGATGATTTACTCTTAAGAGATAAACCAGTAGAATGGGCCGACGTTATTCATGTACCAACAAATCTAGAAGGTCTTTACCTTAAGAATGAAGTACAAGGAATGATTAATGTTGCTATTACTAATACTTTAGGTCCAGTATCAGATAGCTTAGATACTCTAGATGAATTAGCTCAAGCTATTGGAGACGATCCTCAATTTGTTACTACAATTAATACAAGAGTTGATGAAGTAGAAGCCGCAGCAAACGCAGCTAATATTGCTACTAATGTTAAATTTGATGCAGAAGCAAATACAATTAATATTAGAATTGATGGAGTAGAGAATGACGCTAATACAAGACTTATTGCTCTTGATAATAAAGTAAATACAGAAGTAAATAATTTAGAAACAGTTAAAGCAGATAAATCTTATTTACATCCAATTGCAAACACTGGATCATATAATGATTTGATTCAAGTACCTAATTGGCACCCAATTGCATTATCAGGTTCTTATTTAGACTTAAATAATAAACCAAACTTTGCTACAATTGCATTAACTGGTTCTTATAATAACTTATTAGATTTACCTCCATTTAAATCCGTTGCAACCTCTGGTTCTTATTCAGATTTAATTGATAAGCCAATCGCCAATAATGCGTTAACAGCAAACTTAGATTTAAATACATCAGATATTCTTGGTACTGGTAATATTAATATTACTGGTGATATTACAGTTACTGGAGCTATTACAAGTACAAGTGATTTATCATCTAATGATATTACATCAAATGATATTTCTGCTAATAATATTACAGCAACTGGAGATATGAGCGCAAATGGTGCATTACGCATTGACGGTGGTGCTACTGTTGTTGGAAACATTACAGGTAACGAAATTTATGCGGCTAGTAATTTAACAACTTCAGCAGAGATTTTTGCTTCAGGAAGAATTACAGCATTAGGTGCAGCAACATTCGGTGGTAATACTGCAATAGGCGGAACTCTTTCTGCAGGTGCTACAACAATTACAGGTCCAACAGCAATTACTGGAAGTTTATCAGCAACTGGTGATGGCACAATTGGTGGTAATGCTAGTATTACAGGTAATGCTACTATTACAGGAAATATAACAGCAAATGGAAATATTAATGCTAGTACTGGCGATTTAACAATTATTGATATTACTGCTTCTGGCGATTTGGGAGTTGATAATATTACTGCTTCTGGTGATATGTCAGTCGGAGCAATTACAGCTTTTGACATAACTACTGTATCAACTATTACTGGTCCTACTTTAAATATAACTGCAGATGCAGATGTTGGTGGTGATTTAGGTGTAGTTGGTGATACAGACGTTGGTGGTAATTTAGATGTAGTTGGTAATATTACAGCAAATAATGTTACGCTTGACGGTAACTTAACTGTTAATGGTACAACAACCACAGTAAATACAGAAACAATTAATCTTGCAGATAATATTATTTCAATTAATAGTAATCTTGCTGCAAATACAGCACCTTCACAAGATGGTGGTCTAGAAGTTAATAGAGGATCTTCAGCAAATGTTTCTTTCCTTTGGGATGAATCAAATGATAACTGGACGATTGGAAATAAAACACTTGTTACTGGTAGTATTATTCCAGCAGCAAATGTTGCTTATGATCTAGGTACTTCAGAAAAAGCATTCAAAGATTTATATTTAAGTGGTAACACAATTAATTTAGGTGGAGCTACTATTTCATCTAATAATGGTGCAATTAGTGTACCAAGTATTAATGTTACCGGTTCAATTACAACAACACAACCAAGTTCAATTAATCAAATTATTCCAGATGCAAATACAGATTTTGAAATTGTAACCGCAGAGGAAGGCGAAATTCGTATTACATCTTTGGAAGATGACATTAGAATTAGAGGTAAAGGATTTGTAAGTATTATTGCTGGAGAAGATGATCTTGCTAATGTAGACGTTCTTTCTGATATGACTATTGGAGCTCATACAGTTGACGTAAATGGTTATGCTTGGTTAATGTATCCGCATTTAGATCTTTTTGGAGATACTACATTTAAAGATCAAGCGAATGTTCATTTTGAAACTGGCACAATAGTTACGGTTAATACAGATATTACAAGTACTGGAGATATTACAGCAAATAACTTTATTGGTAATGTAACAGGTGATATCGTAGGTGATATCGCTGGAAATGTTACAGGTACAGTTAGTAGTATTTCAAATCATGATACAGACGCTTTAGCCGAAGGTAATACTAATCTTTATTATACAGATACAAGAGTAAGATCGGTATTATCAAATGATAGTATTGCAAATACACAATATGTCGATAATGCGATATCAACTAAAGACGCACTTAGTGAATTATCAGGAACAACTGATGATATTACAGAAGGTAACACAAATGTATATTATACAGATACAAGAGTAAGATCAGTTTTATCAAGTGATAGTATTGCAAATACACAATATGTTGATAATGCAATATTAACTAAAGACGCACTTTCAGAATTATCTGGCACATCAGATGACATTACAGAAGGTAATACTAATTTATTCTTTACAAGCGCAGAGCAAACAAAACTAGCAAATATAGAAGCTAATGCAGATGTAACTGATACAGTAAATGTAACGGCAGCTGGTGCATTAATGGAGAGT